TCACCCTGCCTAACAACAACCTCTGTTAGATTACAGAATTGGTACGGCCTCAAGATAATCTCAGAACAAGGGTTGGTTCCCCACTCATGTCCTGTCTCTCTACGTCCATTCATCTCTACGTGCTTGTCGGCTGCTACACGTGAGAAGATGCCACGCTCACCAGACTTAGACTCTACTAGGGATAACCACTCACGCATGAACCCTTCCATGTCAGGCTTGTCTGTGTAGGCTACAGAGTTATTAGCCAACGCACGTTGACCCTCGTTCTCCCACCAGCTACCTGACTTGGCATGTGCCATGCGTCCGTCACTGAGGTTAGACAGACTAATCATAGCTGAACGGCGTACACCACCCACAACTACAACCTCACCGATCTTACACATGATGTCGTGACACTCAATGCTAGTTAGTTTACGTCCTGCTGCACCCTTAAACTTAGCCACAACAAACTTAAACAAGTCATCAAGAGGCTCAGGCCCACTAGCTCTACCACCAAAGGTCTTAAGCCTAGCACCTGCTGGACGGATAGCAGACAAGTCCCACTTAGGGATGTCACCTGAGTAGAGGTGTGACAGTAGCTTATGCAAAGCCCTAGCCCAGCCTTCCTTGCTGTCCTTAACTGCAATGACATCATCACTAATGTCTAGTGCATCAGGTACTTCAGGTAGCTTTGCAATAGACTGACGCTCTACTGAGAAGCCTACACCTGTACCACACAGTAGGATAAACATAGCTTCATCAAAGGCACGGATGTGATCTACTGGTAAGTAGCTACAGTTGTAGATGCAGGTGTTGTCACGGTCTGCTGCTACACCTGCTGTCATCAAGGCTCTCATGCTAGGCATGACCTCAAGGCTAATGATAGCTTCTTCAATTTCTTCTAGGTCTTTAGCTGGTAGACCAGTGGTAGAAATGTAGTTGATGTATCGCTGCACTGTCTCAGGCCATGTCTCTCGCCTGTTCTCTTCTTCTAGCCATCGTGCATACCTGCTAGTAGCAATGAATGTTTGGTAGTCTGTTGGTAGGTAATTGCTACTCATCTGTTGTCACCCTCTCCGTGTAGTGTATTAGCTTCTTGTCGTTTCTTTAGTTTCTCTACGTTCATCTCTGCAATAGTCTGTAGTGATAAGCCACAGTCATGTGCTAGTGCAGCCAGCATCCAGAGTACATCACCCATCTCTGCTGCAATAGCTTGCTTCTGATCCTGCATTGGTATTCCATCACGCATCATCTTAGCAATCTTACCTGCCACCTCACCTGCCTCTTCAGCAAGACCTAAGGCTGCATAGGATACAGCATACTTCTTAGGATACACGGCTGTCTTCAATGCACCAATCTGGTACTCATAGAAGTTCATCATTACCAGTTCACTCCTTTAGTTTTCTTCATTAGTTCAATCATCTTATCCAGATACCATGCAGCTTTCTCAGCGTCTTCAATAGGATTACCCTTCTTCCACAAGCGTGAACCTGTATACTTGAGAAGATTACCATGACAGTAGCTAATAGCTTCATACTCACCTAGTACATCTACTATGTAATCAATGGTTTCAATCTCACCCTCTGCATAGTGAGCAGGACTATTAACCATGTCTTTATCTTTATTATCTAGCTCTTCTGCTTTAGCTTTCATATATTGCTCATGCCCTAGAGGGATGCCAAAGGTGGTTGCCATAGCTTTACTTCTCCTGTCTCTGTGTTGTACTCACCATCACGTAGGATACGTGCTAGCCTTGCGTTCTCTAGTGCTACGTCTTCAGATAAACCTTTACTCTTAAACGCAGCAACCACCGTATCCCACGTACAACCAGATGATAAAAGTTTATTAGCAGTCTTGGGGCCAACAGTTGGACAGCCGCTATAGTTATCTGTACTGTCCCCAACCAGAGTTTGGAAAAGGAAATTGTAGTGAGCTTCTTCTTCAGTGATCGTAACCAGTTCACCATTAATCCAATGCTTTGCTGGTATAGTGAGTAGGTCTTTGTCTTCAGACCAGATAATAGTATCTGGATTTTTAGTAGCCAGTATTCCAAGAACATCATCAGCCTCCAAGTTCCTGTACATAATTGTATTGTATTTAGATGTAAGGTATTCCCTAGCCCAGCCAAGTAGCATAGGCTTACGTGTATCTTTACGATTAGCCTTGTAGTAGGGTGCTACATTCTTACGGAAGTTAGCCTTATCACTTAGTGTAATGATACAATCCTGAGCAGGAGCATCCATTAACTTGTGTATCTGATCCTCTAGTCGTGCCTCGACATCAGGCTCAAAGGCATGTAGTGACCACAGACCATCACCCCAATTGATGGGTGTCTCAGCAGATGCAGCAGCCTTGTAAGCAATGATGTCACCATCAATAAGCAGTAGGGTCATCATCTATCTCCTCTTTTCTTTCATGTTTCCTTAGGATATGTAGCCCTGTCTGTACCTGAATGTAGTCTAGGTATGCCTCAACAATCCACTTAATGCTTAGACAAATACTAACACTCATAAACGAACAGGTTAGTATTAGCTTCCATACAAAATCAAAGTCCATTGATGATATCCTTTGCTTGCTTTACTGTGATGTTAAACCACTCGTTCTTCTTCTCTCCAATTAGTTCAGCCATCACATGAGCTTCACGTTCAGCTTCTGCTCTGTCAGAAAAGAATACACTGTGTTCTAGTTTGTAGTTTCTAAATGGGGAATAGGTTTGATAATCTTTCAACCTATCTTCAGCAAGGATAGCCTTACCAATCTTAACCCAATCAGGCCAAGCGGTATTAGTTATGATGTACACATCACCTTCTTTGACAGCATCAAACTTAGCTAAGGCTCCCTTCTTAATTTTCTTGATTAAGTTCCTAGCACGTTCAATGGGTATCTGGTAGGCTCTAGTACAAGGCTTACACATATAACGCCTGTTCTTCTGAAAACCCTCGTACCAGTTACTATCATTTAACTCTACATCACAATGGTTACAAGTCTTAGTGGGTGTCTGCCCAGTTACTTCCGTACTTGTACTCACTGTCAAGTCTACATCTAAAGTTGAAGTGTCTTTCAACGTCCCGCATACACTCAAGAATAACTCGCCCTGTCTCATCTTCCTGTCCCTTCTTTACTACTACTTGAACTTCATCATGGATGAACGCTACAATCTGTGCATCCAGCTTGGCTTTCTTAATGGCACGTGAGATAAACACATACCATGTCTTACAGATTATAGCACCAGCACTCTGTAGTAGAGTGTTTAGTGCAGCGTGGCTGTGTCGGATAGGAATGATACGTCCATCCAATCCCTTGACCCAGCCTCGTTCATCAGCAGCCTTAGATACTGCATCCTTAAGATACTTGAGGGCTGGTAGTTTCTTCAAGAACTTCTGCTTGATTGCCTTACCTTCCTTCGCACCCTTGCCTATGATCTTGCCTGTCTTCTCATCACCTGAACCATAAAGAAATCCATAGATGAATGTCTTAGCCTGATTACGTGACTCAAGACCAGCAGCCATCTGGTTAGCAGTATGAATGTCACCATTCAAGACCACATCAGCATACGATCCATCGTCATAAGCAGCCATATAATGAGCGAGACAGCGTAACTCAAGACCAGAAGCATCAGCACCAAGTAGACTATACCCGCTAGGAGAGATGAATAGTTCTCTACACTCCTTGCCATACGGCGCACCAACGCTAGGTATCTGGGCTGTGTTAGGATTGGAATGAGTACAACGAGAGGTGACAGCACCCATATGATTGACACGTCCATGAATTTTTCCACCCTTCTCCATCTTCAGCCATGCTTGCTTACCTGTAGCTAGTTGGCCTATGCGTTTATTCAACAGTAGGTATTCATTCAGTAACTTAGCCTCTGGCATATCAATACCAGACAGCACAGTCTCATCTACCTTAGGTTCACCACTGTCAGTAAACGCCTTTGGTTTCCAACCACGCTTCATTAGTCTGTCTGCAATCTGCATACGTGATGCGGGGTTGAATGGAATAGTCTTGGTCTTTGTTTTTAGTTCAATGATAGTAGGCTCAAAGGTACTGACTAACTCATCCTCAATGTCAGACCTACGTTGTGCTAGCCTACTGTAAAGAGCCTGAGCTTCCTGTACATTGAAGTCAAAGCCATGCTCTTGTTGTTGTAGTAGTAGGGTATGGATTTCAGCTTCTAGGTCTAGTGCCGATTGGCTAAAATTTTTCTCCATAATTTTATGATACAGTTTGTTTGTAACTGCTGTGTCTTGGATGCAGTAGTCGAGCATCTCAGGGGTATATGCTGCAAAGCTCTCGCTGCCACTATTGAAATCACCTTTTAATTCTCCTAGTCTGTAGCCCCATGCCTTAAGTGAGTGACTGCCTATTAGTTTCTGAGGGAAGTTACCCTTCTTGTTTAACTTGAAGTCAATCTCTTTTACATCAGGCCATACTGTTCTAGAGTATACCAACGTATCAATAACCTCACCCTTGTAGGTGTAGCCATGTAGTTTCTTTATCACACGCAAGTCATAGTCAGTAATATTATGACCAATGAGTGTCTTTGCTTTGTCCATAAAGTCCAAGGCTTCCTGCGTCTGTGTTGGGTCAAAGGTGTGTACCTCATCAGTGTCAACATCTCTGAAGACATGACACCATACCTGAGTTACTTCATCAAGTAAGTTGTCTGCTTCTAAGTCCCATATGTATTCCATACTGTGTCTCCGCACTAGTTAAAAGTCTATCTCTACCTCATCCTCATCGTCCCAGTATGTCTCAGTCATCCTTCCTGTATCTGCTGAATAGGACAAGTGACAGGCTATGCCTGTATCTCCTGACCATCTATTTTTTAGCACCCTGACATCACTGATGTTAGAGTTGTCCTTGTCCTGCTGGTTACGCTCAAGTCCGATAACGATATCGGATAGCTGACCAATAGCAGCACTACCACGTAGCTGGGCAAGTGATGTCTGTGCGCCATCCTCATGTCCTCTGTCACCTGATGGACGCTTGAGGTGTGAGATCAGGATCATACCACAGTTCAACTCCTCAACTAAACCACGTAGCTTAGTCATGGTGTTGTCAATGATACGCCTCTCATCACCACCCTCAAGCCCTGACACCACGATACTGATGTGGTCTAGGACAATGAAGTTACAACCACAACCACGTACAAGATAGCGTATCTTAGATAGTAGGTTGTCACTGTCGGTACTACCCCAGTGGTCATACAGGTACACCCTGCCTGAACCTACGGTAGCATCAAAGGCTTCCTTCATCTCTTCTGTTGATACATCCTCGTTACTCTGTAGGTGTAGCAACCTGTTCATCTCAATAGACATAAGCCCTAGTGCAGTACGCTTTACGTTCTCCTCTAGTGCTATGTAGCCTACTGTCTCACCATTCTTAATGAGACTGTGTGCTAACTCACGTGCTAGCTGAGACTTACCGATACCACTACCTGCTGTCAGCGTGACGATCTCACCCTTACGACAACCACCCACCTTCTCATTGAGTCCGGTGTATGGGTATGGGATAGAGGCACGTTCATCTACTGATGTAACCACATCCCACAGGTCTATGCCTGACACGATACCATCAGGCCGGAATGTCTTAGCACCCCACACTGCATTGATTAGTTCCTCTGTCCGTCCAGCCTGTAGCATATCACTAGCATCCTTGAGGGGAAGCTTGGCAATCTTAGCCTTGTTGGGTGGAAGGATAGAAGCTACATCAAGTGCAGCAGCCTGACCTACCTCATCATTATCAAACATAAGGATGATGCTGTCGTACTTACTAAGCCATTCGATTGAACGTCCAATAGCTTTCTTAGCACTGTCTATGCCTGAGGGTATGCTAACGACAGGCCACTTGTTACCAAAGGCTTGGCTAAGTGACAGGGCATCAAGCTCACCCTCGACAATAGTAATCATCTTACCACCATCACGGCATAGGTTCTGACCATACAGGCCAGCCTTCTTTAAGTCACCAATAACGGTGAAGTCCTTGTTTGGAAAGCGTACCTTCTGTGCTTGTAGTGTACCGTGATCGTCATAGTAGTTGGCTACTTGTACCTTACTACCATGATACTCAGACACACCATACTTCCAGTGTTTAGATGTAGCCTCGCTGATCCTACGCTTACCGAAAGCTTGGGGCGTGACCTCTAGGAAGTTAGCATTTGCTTTCGGCATTACCATCTCCTGTATCTCCTGCCCATCAGCAGGGGTTAGTGTCTGGCAAGAGAAGCAGTAGTGATTACCGTTGCTGTATAAAGCATTAGCATCACTACTACCACAGTGAGGACAGGCTTCATGCCTGATGAACTCACTATCCTCTTGCATCCAACTCTTCCTCTAAGATTGTAGACATCATGCGGAACCCATCTGCAATCCTAGCTAGTTCAGGATCAGGATACTTGTCAGCATCTTGGCACATCATGTAAGCCATGTCATCATAGTCTACTGCTTCGTGAAACTCCAAGTCATCCATGTAAACTGAGAAGCTCAGGCCATTCTTAGTAAACTCAGCCTGTAGATCAACCTCAGATACAATCTCTTCTACTGTGTCAATGACACTCATTACAACCACTCCTCTGGTATAGTACCCTCTGCCCAGACAAACCCTTGTCGGTCTGCCCACTCACCACAGGTCATCTTAGACCCATCCTTTCTTTTCTTAGCACCCTGTATGGTAGAGCTTGCCTTCTGAAATACAAAGCGGATATCC